AGCAAAAGCGAAAATATATATCTTCCGAAATCGGTTCCTGTTAGCCTTAATTTTTTATTTGTTTTTAAGAGGCCTCAAAGATTAAAAACCAAAAAAACCGATCCGGGCTTTATACCCCACACAGTTAAACCCGATAATGATAACTTAATTAAATTATACGTTGATTGCTTAAGCGGCGTAGCGTTCCATGATGATAACCAAGTCTATGAAATCAAAAGTAAAAAAGTATTTTGCAGTTATGATCCATCAACTAAAACTGAAGGATTCGAAGGGGTAATAATAACCGTTGATTATATCGAAAATGATATCACACAAAAAGCAATCGAAGACTTCATTCCATGGTGATCAATAAAATCAAAAGATTTGTTATTTATGCTCAATTATTGATCTTGATTGCGAACTATTATTTTATCATCAAAGACGTCTATCGAAAAAGTTTATACATTCTAATTTATCTTCTTTTGATTTATTGCTATTGCATGATTTTAAAATAAAAAGCTTATTGATGGTGTTAGATATTTTTTCACATTCGATGCCCGATGTTTTTGCATCGATTCCCCTTGTAGTCATTCGGCAGAACATTTCCCTACAAAGACCTTCGCCGAATTCTTTTATATAATCAATCGAGCAAGGAACCTCTAAAAGATCGGGTTCAGTCAAATTCTTTTGGACTTCAATTTGTTCTTTTGCAACTTCTTCTTTTACTATAATTGGATCGGGCTTGCTTCGATTTAAAAGCCAAGCCGTAACACCGGATCCGGCTCCAGCACCACCGACACCTATTAAAATATAAACTAACCAATCCATTTTCAAAAACCTATGGATTGTCTGTACCGCTTGAATTGGTATTTCTAACAGAGATTCGCAAAGCTTCCGATGATGCTCCAGCCAAGGCAGTAAAAGTCACAGATCTTGTTATGCGTCCAACCGTTGATATAGAATCATCATAATCTGTTATGATAGAATTCAAGAATTGCAATTCTATAAAATTAGTTGATCCCTCTTGGGTAAATTGACAAGTTAAAGTAGATTCGGTTTTATTGAGCATTGCATTGTACAAATTATTGTCTTCCAGATCCAAATCCACTTGCATGGTCGCCTCACGAAAATCAGTCACATCGGGACTAAGGGTTTGCCGCGAGCCGAGAACGTTTCTTCGGCTTAATTTATTATCAATGTTAAGATTTAGCGATCTTATATTATATGACACGCCATTAAAAGTAAGGGTTGAACCTTCATAATGATAAACCTGTTCAGCCGTTGAAAATGTTTCCCCGGTTATTCCGGTTGTTCTTGCGTCAGCTGTTTTACCAATAAGTTCCATCGATAAAGTCATTTCGCCGCCGGCCTCTACTGAGATACTCGCAGTTGAAACTTTTAAGCCCAAAAAGTCCTCTCTACCAGATGTCGAATCCGAACCGCGTTGTAGCTTTAAACTAAAACTATCAAGATCGGTTGTATTAGATTTGTATTCGTGCAAATAATCAGGACCGCCCAATGATGATGTTGTAACCGTCCCAACCATGCATTTTAAAAAAGTTCCAATGCCATCATAGCAAACCGGGATCGTTAAATTTCCCCCGGTTTCCTCAAATGTATCATAGAATCCTTTTCTTATTGCGCCATCGCTCGTACTTAGACTTGAGCGACCATCCCGTTGTTGAGATCTTGCAAGAGTCGTAGATATAACTTTATTTGCGTTGGTGTTATAGCTACCAGCCGATCCATATGTACTTTCCAAGCCGGGAACAACAAAAGTGTTTCTTCCAAATATGACAGCCATTTTTATTTCTCCATGATTTAAATAAATACTAACTTATTAATTATCTTGATGCCGGCAAAAGATCCCGAATCGATAAGGTTGCCTTCAAGTTAAAAGTTTGCTCTTCGGTTGTTTGTACTTTTGCATTGACTTGATAGTCTTGCCCATTGGCTCCGCCGTTAACTATAAAAATACCGACATAGCCCGGTAAAAATCGTGTCTTCATACCATCGACTAAAGTTATCGAACTACCATCTGGATTCAATGCGGCGGCTTCAACATATTGGACGCCTTCATAAAATAAAAACTTATTATAGGTGCTAATTCTTTTAGATAAAAGATTTCCAAACTTGAACCATGCATATTGTTGGTTACTTTCGGGCTTGATAAAAACAGCCGGGGGTGCTTCGCCGCCTCTTGATATATTATTATCGGCAGCTATTAAATTAGTTGGTCTTCCTAAAAAGATTTGACCGGATAAAGGACTTGATGGTGTGAAAACAGTATCTGAATTCGCCGCCGATGGATTCCCCCAATAAATATAAATAATGTAAGTACGATCCGAAGTTGCCGAAGCAACAACCGGTAGATTTTGCACCCTCATGGTTAGCGTTCGATTTGCATAATTAAAACCGCTTCGATTTTGAACCAATAGATTGCAATCATTATCGACGCAATAAATATCGTAACCATTGGACTGAATATTGGACCAAAATGCGTCCCATTTGGCAGGTATGACTATTTCCACATCCTTGTTATGGCTTCCGGATCCCGAGGCTTGAACATGAACTGCAACCGGCCATCTATAAGAAAAAGAACTATTATACCAACTTCCGCCGCTCATCTTTATGCTCCCGTGTCGCTAACGCATTGTACATCGACTTGTATGTAACCGATCCCATATTGATCAAGTCCATATTTTGCACCATCGATGGCAGTAAATGAACATAAAACATCATCTACTTTATTGCCCAAACCAAGCCTTCGATTTTCAGTTATGGATTCAATAATATCGCTTGATAGATTGGCGGCGTTATCGAATCTTTCTTGCAAGCTTGATCCGCCAACGAAGCAATAGATTTGAAACTCACACGTGAATTGGAAACGCCCCAAAGTCGGACCATAGGATTCCAAGGCTTGATTAAACAGTACGAAGGCGCATGGTTGATAACCCGGTTCAATAGCTGAACCCCTGATAACTCGATCTGTTAAATTTAAACCGCTTGATTTTGCGGCATAATCTACACCTATTAATTCTGCAATTTTTTTAGATATTGTAACGATCCGAGAATCAGCCATTAGATTCCCCCCAATGCAACTTCGATTGCCTTTTGCAAGTCGGGCTTCGGATCGGTCATTTGAATTCCTCTAAAAAGATAACGCCTCGGTAAAATGTTTCTTTCTGGATCTCCAAATTCTAATGATGCAGCATAAGGTACCGGTTCTTTTAAGCCGGCGGTTATACTTAACTTTTCGATTCCATCTTCCGAAGATTCTGCCAATCTTGCAAAAATAGATCTTCGAAGATTTCCTGTTATAGCCCTTGGGCCGACATTATCACCAGAATTACCGCTTTTGAAAGGCTTCGAAATTCTTTTGCCTTTCGTTCCGGTCATTACTTGATACGTTCTATATTGCGAACCTTTTTTGCCTTCATTGGTTGTACGGGATCTTTTGGCTATTGGTCTATCATCGTCAGTAAAAAGTAAAGCGCTATTTTTTTGGATCTTGAATCCAATCGCAATCATTGCTTTTTGCAATTCTCTTTTCAGATTATCCTTATCGTCTCTGATTCTTTTAGGAAGATCTTTCATAAAATAGTACCGGACAATCGATAAGGCTTTAGATATTCCTTGACTTCGATTGGCATTGTTTTCGGCGATAAATTGGTAGATCCACCACGTTGACTAACGGTCTCCCGGCCTTGATTTTGTTTATTCCTCTGTAACTGCGAAGCCCATACACAGATTGCATGTTCGAGTTCCGGCGGAATGCTATCTGAAGTATAGCCAGCCGTCAAAATCACTTTTATAGCTCGATCCCCTTTATCAAAAACATCTACAGCTGTTTTCGGTTTTAATCTAACTTGCCCCTTAACATTATCTAAGTTGTACCCATTTGGATCAATCAAAGTGTCAGATTCGTACTCTTGATATGGATCACTATGAATTGATGTTATCGAATGAACCGGTTTGATTCTTAAATCTAACATCAAATGGTTTCCCATTGATGGACCATCATAGTACAAAGTATAAGTCTGTACCGTTAGGGTGTTATGATATTGGGTTCCATCAAAAGAAAAAGGAAAGCCGAGATAACGGGCAACCGCTACCTCGACTCGATCCAATAATGCTGTTAGTTCAGTATCTGCACCAGTACCTTGAGCCAATTCTGGCATGTAAGTTTTTAGTATTGTGTTTGATACCAAAGGCATACATAAAAAACCTTTAACTAAACTTTCGGGCTTTTTCGAATTGAATAATTAGTGTCCCATCAGCGGCTTTTCCGGAACTGCCATCAGCATCGGTATATAACCGAAATGATGAACCGGCTTCATGGGTAGCTTCATCGACATTTGCACCCGCTACAAAGTTAACAACGGTTTTAGCTGCAATGGTTCCTTGATTTGTTAAATTGGTTCGATACTGAAAATATGTTTTAGTACCGGCCCCATCTTGTATATAAAAGGAACGAAAGTTAGTGTTATTGCCGGTTATCTCGGCTTCATTAACATATGTTGCCCCGACACATCGCATTCTTTCATCGAAACCAAAATATTCCTGTCCTACAGCAGTAGCAGCAACATCTAACACAAAAGTTATATTTTCTTTTTGACTCATTTTTAAGACCCCTAACCGTTAAGATTGAAAAGATAAGCTACATTTTTATCGGCATCAAGATCCGGCGAGTCCATAGTTGATCGCATTGTAGCAACCAAATTAACCGCACCCGATCGAATATCCTTGGAATTCTCTAAAATTATTCCGCGGCGTTCGTATTGATACCAACTTGCTGTGTTAAAAATAACCAAGCCTGATTGAGTCTTAGTGTTATTATCATAGACCCCCGACGCGTTCATATCGGCAGAAAGAAAACGGCTCATCAAGATAGGTGTACCCAGTATTGATCCGATTTGGCCTTGTACGATTGTCGCCGATGGACCGAATTTATCGACAGTCAATACTTGATCCAAGGTTAAAATATGCTTGACGAGTACTTCCGGGCTGCAAACCAAATATCGATTTTCTACACCCAATTCACCCATGGATCCAAATGCAGTAACCAGATCGCTAATTGCAAGAGCGGCAGG